GTGGATCAACGTTGTATTATAATATTCCTGGACTTTTGCCAGAGTTTCATTATTCACGGCAACGAAATGTCGAATCATTTACTGTACAACCATCGTTTGATACTATGATTGCCACACGACATGGGGTATATGGTGCTCAAGCAGTAACGCATGATATTACAAGAAAGAAATTGGTTTATCATACTCCTTTTAATTATGAAACTGACTTTGCAAAACGTCCACACTTGGCCAAATATAATATGGTCCCATCGAGCGGTTTGGCCAATCAAAAAAAAGTTCCAGGACAATTATCAAATTATAGTCAATCGGGGTATGGGTTGTATCCAAAACAATCATACTTATATGATGGTGCCATTCATGTGAAGTATCCTGAAATGTACATCTTTCAGCGAAATTCACAATTGAGCCAAACAAAAACAATGACGATAGGTGTATTGATTCCAGGAGACACCTCAATACGGTTAGGGTCAGTTATTGCATGGAAACATTTTCCATCATTTGAACAATCAACTGAAGGAGTGCCTCAACCAAAAGACGAATTATTATCGGGTAATTTTTTAGTGACAGCGATTAACCATATTCTTGAACCTGGACATTATAAAATGATGATCGAGCTGACAAAAGATTCTGTTGGAAAGGATTTGAAATAATGTCACAGTTTGTCGGAGCAGAACAGTTTGTTTGGTGGCAAGGTGTGGTTGAAGATCGTCAAGATCCTCTAAAACTTGGGCGTTGTCGTGTGCGTATTGCAGGATGGCATACAAAAGATAAGACGAAAATTGATATAACTCAGTTACCGTGGGCGTATCCTGTACAACCCATCACCTCAGCGTCAATGAGTGGAATAGGAACGACACCATTAGGACCTGTTGAAGGTACATGGGTTGTAGGATTCTTCCGTGATGGTCAGAACGCACAAGAACCTGTGATCTTTGGAACAATCGGAGGGTTCCCTGAGAAGTCTGGTGCAGATCGTGTTGGAGAAGGATTTGAAGATCCCCGAACAGAGTTTAGTAGAGTTGTTGATGGGAAGAATGCTGACGGAAGTGATAATACCGATCATCTTCATCCACGAGCAAAGTTTACCTATAGAGGTGCTGATGCGACTACACAACTCGGGACGAAAACAAAAACTACAACATATGGATTTACAACTGATGATTCGATGTTAGCGAGTGAGAGTACGAGAGGTGATAACGATACAAACAGATTAGCACGAGCAGAAATTACGAAACCTCATTCGATTAAACAACTTAAAACCGATGGACTAGATGTAAGTGTTCCTATTGCAAATGGGAAAGATGGTGCAACATGGAATGAACCAGCAGATCCCAACGCTTCAGTTTATCCATTTAATCATGTCAAGGAAACCGAATCGGGACATATACAGGAGTTCGATGATACACCAGGTGCTGAAAGGATTCACACTTATCATAAGACAGGCACGTTTGATGAGATACACCCAGATGGCAGTCACGTTGAAAAGATTGTTGGTGATGACTATAACATTGTAGCCAAAGGGAAGAATGTTCATATCAAAGGGACGTGTAATGTGTATGTAGAAACGAATTGTAACTTGTATGTGAAAGGTAACCTTGAACAGCAGATTGATGGGAATTGGAACATTGTCTGCAAGGGAGAGAAAACAGAAACAATTACGGGCAATCATACTACAACTTCATCTGGAAATGTGAAGATTGTTGGGACTCGTATTGACTTGAATCCATAAGGAGAAGATATGCCGTTAGTTGCACGATTTGGTGATGTCAGTTCAGGACATTGTTTTCCACCACGTCCCAATGTGGGAGCGTCACCAGATGTCTTTGTCAATAGTTTGGGTTGGCATCGACAAGGCGATCCGTGGGATGTGCATTGTTGTCCTCCATCGTGTCATTCTGGCAGTCTTGCTTCGGGATCATCAACAGTTTATGTCAATGGTTTACAAGGAGGTCGTCAAGGTGACCCTGTGAATTGCGGCGATCATGTACAATCTCATAGCCCAAATGTGAACGCAGGAGGATAATTATGGCTATTACAGAAAGTGGATTTACAGTTGACATTCCGGGCACTTCAGCAGCGACAGTACTGAACGATGTGTCAATGACAGATAAAACAAAATCTTTGATTGGGATGGTCAATGATGGAACTGCATTGGTCAATCCTGTCGCTGGTGGTATTGCATCATTGACATCAGCGATTACTTCTGCAACAACCTCAGTCGCATCAATGAAAATGTTTGAAGTGTCTGCTAGTAGTGTGGGATTTCAAGTAGGCGAAACGTTGACTGGTGGAACGTCTGGTGCTACAGGGGTGTTTAGTGAGTTTATCGGGTCAACAAACTTAGTGAAAATGACAGGCGGGAGTGGCACGTTTGCTGGTGGAGAAACAATCACAGGGGGAACAAGTAGTGCGACTGCTTCGACATCAACAAGTGGTGTGCCTGCTGCATTGACAGCGATTTTAGGATCATTGAATACCTCAAATAATAATTTTAAATCGCATACGGATCGAGTAAGTGGGGTGGTACTCCCGACAGGTGCAAATCAGTTGCCTGGGATGTCTCAAGTTGTGGGTGTGGCAAATTCAATCACCAATATTAAGAATGGATTGAACACCCTACAGAATGACCCGTGTGGTCAACTCGCTCTGATGATGGCGGGTGTCATTTTGGGTCCAGCAACGGTTGCTGAGGCATTGGTAAAAATTCAATCGATGATTGCTGATATACAAAGTGGGATACGTTCCATTTCGTTGATCTATAGTGAAATCCAGTCGCATATCAACAAGATCAATAATATTATTGCTAATGCTGACTCATACTATAATACGGCGCTTGGAGAACTTGCTCTGGCCGCTCAAGCGCAGATTATTGAAGCGCTGTTTGATCTCAACCCGTGTTTTGCACAGATATACAATGAAGTGGTGGGGACTGAAACTTTTGTTAAAACTCTTAAAGGAATAGTAACCTAAACTTACATAAATACTTCTATGGCACATAATACACTTACATATACATATTCAGATTTAGACCTCGATTTTACGAAGCATGCTGTCTCTAAAGATGTAGCAAAGATGTATGATACCGAAGCAATCAAACGATCTGTTCGTCATTTGGTCTATACGATGCACTATGAACGTCCCTTTCATCCTGAAATAGGGTGTATGGTTCATTCGCTGTTGTTTGAGAACGCTACACCATTGACAGCAGTTGCCGTACAACGGACGATTGAAGATACACTCAATAATCTTGAACCACGGATTCGATTACTTGATGTGATGGTCATTCCACAAGAAGATGAAAATGCGTATAATATTACAATTGTCTTTAATATTGTGACTCGAAACGAACCTGTAGAACTGTCCTTAATGTTGAAAGAGGTACGATAAATGGCTACTAATACTAAAGTTTCTATTACTGAACTTGATTTTGATACGATTAAGGCAAATCTGAAAGCGTATCTCAAGCAACAAACTGCCTTTCAAGATTATAACTTTGAAGGATCAGGGTTGTCAAATCTTCTCGATGTGTTGGCATACAACACCCATTATATGGCATTTTATGCAAACATGGTTGCGAATGAGATGTTTCTTGATAGTGCTATGTTACGGTCGTCTGCTGTATCGATTGGAAAACATCTTGGGTATACACCAACTTCATTTATTGCCCCAACCGCTACAGTTAATATCACCGTCAATGGTGTTAGTGGATCACCAACTTCGATTACGTTGCCTGCAGGTACAAACTTTACGACTACGATTGACAATACATCTTATACATTTGTACCAATGACAGATACAATCATTACACCAACTAGTGGGGTGTATTCAATAACAGGAATAGACCTTAAAGAAGGTAAGTATTTAACGTATACTCATATCATCAATACAGCTGATACGACACAAGAGTTGATTATTCCAAACGACAACGTTGATACATCAACACTAACGGTTAAGGTTCAAAATTCTGTATCTGATAGTACGACTACCACGTATACGTTGGCAGATAATATCAATGAGATTAAAGCAACATCAGAAGTTTATTGGTTAGAGGAAACGGCGGGTCAACGATACCGATTAGAATTTGGTGATAATGTCATTGGGAAGAAACTCGTTGATGGCAACCTTGTGATTCTGACGTATTTAGCGACTAGTGGTACAGCAGCGAATACAGCGTCAACGTTTGCACTTGCAGGATCAATTGGTGGTTCAACCAGTGCTACGATTACTACGACAGCAAATGCGGCAGGAGGATCGAATGGTGTGAGTATTGAGAGTATTCGTTTTCAAGCGCCTAAAACCTATTCGGCACAAAATCGTTGCGTGACCGTTCAAGACTATCGAGATATTGTCGTTAAAGAAGATCCGAATATTCAAGCGGTCGCTGTGTGGGGTGGGGAAGATAACGTGCCACCCAATTATGGAAAAGTGTATCTGGCGATCAAACCGAAAACGGGTTATGTGTATTCTGATGCGGCGAAAGAACTCATCAAGAAAAATATTCTGAATAAGAAAAATGTGGCGACAGTTTCACCTGAGATTGTTGATCCAACGTATACCTATTTGGTGATTACCACAGCAGTTAAATACGACAAAACGAAAACGACAAAAACTTCTTCAACTTTACAGGCGCTAGTCAGGGCTACGATTGAAGCATATAACGACAACAATCTGGAACTCTTTGACAAATATTTCCGTTATTCAAAACTAGTCTCTAATATTGATGCGACTGATGTGAGTATTTCAAATAATTGGACGACCATTCAGATGAAGAAGATTTATAGTCCAACATTGAATACGTCAACACAAGATACGGTGTATTTTAATAATGTGATTACACCTGGGACAATTAATACAACTGGATTTACATTGAGTGGAACTGATACGTCAACGTTTTACTTTGATGATCCTAATACGACAGCAACAGATACTAACTACCAAAAACTTCGACAATATAAGTTAGTAGGTAATGTTAGAACAGAAGTCAATTCAAATGCAGGCACGATTGATTATACTGAGGGAACAATTCAGTTTAACAATCTGTCGTTTGCAACTAGTATTGATGCGGCAGGGATTAAGATTACTGCAACGCCAACAGTCAATGATGTGGTCCCAAAGAGAAATGACATTCTTGTGATTGATGATGCAGATATTACGATTACCGTTACTGAAGATACGGCCTTAACGAGTGGTACGACCTAATGGCAACAAAGTCACTAACTTCTATACCGTTTGATAAGAAGATCAAGGATCTGGTTGACCGCCAGTTGCCTCAGTTTGTTCGGACGGACCATGCTACATTTGTGACCTTCATTGAGAAGTACTATGAATGGATGGAACAAAATGGGTATACCTATGAAGCGGTGGCGAACCTTCTCAAGTATCATGATGTTGATTATGCGATTGATTCGTTTTTGAAATTCATTCAATATGAATTTCTCCATCATGTACCCGATGATTTAGAAACTGATAAACGAAAGTTTCTGAAACACGTTAGAGAGTTTTATCGAGCCAAAGGAACTGACCCGTCATTCCGTACATGGTTCCGAGCCATGTTCAACGAAGAAATCGAAATTTATTATCCAGGCAACGATTTAGTGAAAGTGTCTGATGGAAAATGGGATGCGGTCACGGTGATTCGTATTTCTGCTACGACAGGTGATCCGTTTGAACTCAACTCTCGTATTATTACGGGTGCTTCCTCTGGTGTAACTGCGGTGGTTGAAACGGTTGTGCAGTTTTATGAAGGATCGAATAGTGTCTATGAGTTACACCTTTCAAGCATTACAGGCACGTTCCAAACTGCTGAAAGTGTGACAGGGACGAGTACAGCAAATGTTGCGATTGCAGGAACCGTTTATTCGATTGTGTCTGGTGTGACGATCACTAATGCAGGATCAGGATATAGTGTTAACGACCAGTTAACATTTTCTGGTGGTGGAGGAAATGCCTCTGGTGTTACAGCACAAGTTGAAAGTCTTACCGTGGGTCCATTAACAGGGTTTAGTATCACAACTGCGGGTAACAATTATCGTGTAGGTGATGGGATTACATTTAATTATACGGATACAGGTGGTGCAAACGCTGAAGCACAAGTCGGAACTGTTGAAGAAGCTGAAACGAAACTCTTACTCAATTTTGATGGGACAGATGGGAGTACGACATTTGCTGATAGTAGTAATTCAGGACATACTGTTACTGCAAATAGTGGGGCGATGTTACGCACTACGCAAATTAAATATGGCACGGCTACAGGATTCTTTGATGGGTCGAATGACTATCTGAGTATTCCTAGTTCTGCTGATTTCGGGATGGGAACGGGTGCGTTCACCGTTGAGTTCTGGGTGTACTTCAATGCGTTATCGACTCAATGGATTCTGGCAGCCGATGACAATACACATTTTGATGTGTCGTATGACCACCCCAATACACAATTAGAAGTTGATCTTGAAGGACAAAACTTTCCATTTAATTGGTCGCCTGCTGCGACCACGTGGTATCATGTTGCAGTCACTCGCACAGGAACCAGTCTTAAAGCGTTTGTGAATGGTACACAGATCGGGTCAACTGCATCATCAAATCAAAATGTTGCCACGACAGGAATTCGTATTGGTCGTAAAGGGGCTTCAGGCACAGACTACTTTAATGGATATCTCGATGACTTGCGTATTACAAAAGGGGTCGCACGATATACGGCTAACTTTACTGCCCCAACAAGTCAGTTAGTGTTACAAGGTCCGATCACAGCGGTCACGCTTATCAATGAGGGACATTTATTTAAGTCTGCCCCGACAGCGACAGTTACTAGTGCAACAG